AGGTTTGCCTGCCCCGTCTTGTTGGCGGATTGCAGCCCGGAAAGGCTGTCCTTGATGTAGGGCTCGGCCGGCGCCCAGGGCGTGTTCTTCGAAGTGGTTTTCGTCTTGCTGCTCATAGCGTCCACTCCATGACGACCGCTTTCTTGCGCCATCCCCGAGCGGCGAGGACCCGCTCCCACCCGAGGCGGCCCTGGATCGTGAAGCGCTGCACGCCGACGGGTCGGGCGTAGCGGGCTGTCGTGGCGATCAGATCGTCGACCCAATCCTCCATCCCGTCGCCGCCCAGAAGCTGGCAATGAAGCACGTCCCCGAAACGCTGCGTCACGGCAGCGGCGGCAGGATCACCCCCTTTCGTCCGGAGCACCCAAAGCTGAGCGCGGTTGTCGAGAAGGTCGTCGATCAGCTCGGCCGCGTCGGTGTCGCCGCCATGCTCGATTGCAGGCGCCAGAAGGCGATAGATGGCAGGCCATGTCTGTGGATCTACAGGTTCAGGGGCGAAGCTCATGCCACTCGCCTCCGAACGATACCGTCGGGCGTCACATAGCCCTCACCAACCGCCACATTGGCCGCTCCGGCGACAGTGTCGTCGGCATGGGTCGGCAGGTCGGTAACGCCCGCCGGAGACCGGTTCAGGTCGTCGACAAGGCGCTTCGCCCAGGCGTAGATCGCATCCGGCGCGCTCGAGGTGAGATAGCCAAGCTTCATCGCCGCCCCGAAGCCCTCATCTTGACCTCAATGCCCGTCGCCCGAGTCCACGATTCCCCGGCCGTCGTGCTGAGGCGGTAGCGGACGTGGCGGGCATCGGCGCGCTGCGGGCAAACGCCATCGACGCCCCGGGCGGTGGAGGGTAGCCACGAAACCGAGTCGGCCGAGGTCTGGAGCCTTTCGCCGACCGCCACTCGCGCGCCGGTCGCGTCGATCATCGGACGAACACCCGTCACGAACGAGCGCTGCCCCGCCTTGGATTGGAAATCCCCCGTAGTCAGGGATGATGCCAGGGGCGCGCCGGTGAACGTGCCATAAGTGCCGTCGGCGTCGATAGCGGCGAGGACAGGCCGCTTCCCGGCGTAAACGGGATCATCATAAGGAATGGTCGCCTCGTCCGGAGCAGGCATCGACTCGAGCGTTGCGGGAAGCGTGCCGCTGGTCCCAAGCTGCTGGACGGGGAGCGCGATGGAGGACCATTTCTGGTCGGCGATGGAGAAGGCGATGATGCGCGAGTTGGCCGTCTCCCCGTTCTCCGGGAACGCCCACATGACGCAGCGGGAAACGGGGTCATACCCCGAAACGATGAAGTCGAGGCGGGTGTGGTCGACATTCTCGTAAAACCAGCGGTCCACGCGGTCGGTGCCGATTGGGGCCGCCTGAACCCCGTCCCAGGCGAAAAAGCCGTCGTCGGCGCGGAAGAACTGCAAGGAACCGATGTCGCAGACGGCGCCGGTGGAGATAGGCCCACGGCCCTGCTCGACCGTGGTGAACTGGAAAACCGTCGATCCCCCGACGAACTGCATCCGGGTGATGGCCTTGCGCTGGAAGACCGTCCCCGTCGAGCGGCCCGTGATCGCCACTACCGGGCCACCCTCGTCCACCATATCCTCGAAGTCGGCTTGTGTGCCGACGCTCGTCCCCCAGGTGTCGGGATTGTTGAAACCCGACCAGCGCACCCGAGCGGGCTTCAGCCCGTCGATTCCGTCGTTGCTGAGATTGCCGAGGACGAGGAAATTGCGCTCCACCACGGCCCCAACCCGCGCCGCCGGTGCCCCCCCCCCAAGCGCCGTGAACGTCGAGCCCGGTATTCCCCCCACCGGCGCGACGAAGCGGTTTCCGGCGATGACCCGCCCATTCATCTGCGCGAACCACCAAGGCGCGGCTGAGATTGCCCCCGCCTCATAGGCAAGAGAGGTCGACCCGTTCAGAATACGCCGGATCTGACTTTGTGTGGCGGCATAGATGATCGGAGACCCGCTCGCGGAAGGCGTGGCAAAGAATCCATAGGCGAGGCCGTCCAGCGTGGTCCCGCTGATGGGAACATGAGCCGGGAACGGCGCATAGGCCCCAGCCACGGGCAGGACGTTGGTCGCTTCGGAAAGAGCGGGCGACATATGAGGGGCCTGGTCGGGCCGCCACTCGCCGAACTGGATCGGAACGTCAGCCATTGCAGGCCATCCTGCCCGTGGCGATCCGCCCGTGGGTCTGGGCCAAAAGCTCTTCGCGGTAGCGCTGGGCGAGCCCGTCCTGCACCTTCGCCTCTTCGAAGTCGCGGATGACCTCGGCAAGCAGGTTCCGCTTCGCCAGCGCGCGGACCAGCCGCTCGCCCTGCTTCGGATCGGTCCAGGCATTGCCGTTCAGGTCGGACCCTATCGGCGCAAGGCTCGACACGCCATCCAGGGTGACGGTGTAGACCTTATCAGGGGTCGGGTAGAAGCGAAGCCGGGTTCCGTAGCGCGACCAGAGGTAGGGCTCCCCGTCGCTCTGATTGCCCTCCCGCATCCCGTCGATCTGGCCGTCACCGGCCGGCCGAAGGTTGCGGCGCTGGCCGTTGACGACGATCCAGAGCCCGTCGATCTCATTGAGCGCCGAAATATCGTCGGAAGTATAATATTCCTGCCCGATCACCGTCGGGAAGGTGAGGCCTCGAGCCTCGTTGAACCAGAACCGATTGGTAGCAGCTTCGTCGATGGCGTCGTCGATGGCGAGCGCGATCTGCGAAGTCAGATCGGCCCTTGCAAGCTCATCGGCGACCCGAGCCTTGAGATCGCCCAAGGTCCGGGTCGCCGGGAGAGTGACGACGATCGTCACTGGACGTTACTTCGCCAGTTTCTTGCCGCTCGGCGGAGGCGAGGTCGAGTCATGGGCGCCCTCGCGAACAAGGCGCTCCTGTTCCGCCGCGTCGTTGGCGAGGGGTGGGGCGTTATCGGCATGAACCGACTCGTCCCCGGTCCCGCCGTGAACGACAGGATCGTTGATGTTGAGGAGCTGCCCCTTGTCGCCACCGGGGGAGGCGGCGTCGAAGGCCGGGCCGCCCACGCCGACGACCTTGGTCCCGCCGGTGTCGTCGACCGTCACACCCAGGGCGGCCCCTTTCGGAGCATCCTTGTAGCGGCCGAAGATCGGCGTCGGCGGGTTGGTCGAGTAGCTGTATTCGACCACGGCGAGGCCCTGCTCCTGGGCCTCCTCCGCAGTGATGCCGACAGCGACCTCGTAGGCGGCGTTGTCCGAAGAAACGAACTTGGTCATGCTGGCTCTCCGCTTAGAGGTCGTTGTTCGGGACGTAGGTCACGATCACGTAGGCAACGCCCGCCGAAGCGGCGGTTCCGGTCTGCGTGTACGAAACCCAGATGTCCTGATCGGCCGCCATCGCGCCCAGGGACGTGTAGGCGGTCGGGCTTTTCTGGCCGGCGGCGCCCGCGAGGATCTCCGCCGAAGCGCCGACTTCGGCCCCCGTGGCGGTCGTCCCGACGTTCATCACGTTGGTCGTGGCGGCGTTGAACGCGGTGGCGATCAGCACCTTGTGGCCGATGATAATGGCGCCGGCCGGGAGGGTGCCGGCGTAAACGCCCGTCGCCACCCCGGCATCGTTGTAGTTCACCCGCTTGCGCAGATAATGGACCTGCTGCTCGTGGGACTGGCGTGCGGTGCCTGCCATGTCAGGGTTCCTTTCTTACGCTGCGGGCGTGTAGGTGGACGCCACGAAGGTCGCGAAGTCCTTGCTGTTGAAGCGGGTCTTCTTCATGCCGAAGATCGACCCGGCGGAGACGCCGAGCTGGTTCCCGTAGTCGAAGCTCTCCTCCACCCAGGAGAACTTGTCCTTCTGGCCCTCGCCGACATCGCGGCCGGTCGCGAACATGACCGCCTGGGCGCCGCAAAGGACGGCCCGACGGGTGTTGGCGACGGCGGCTCCGGTGGTGGAGTTGACGCCGTTGGTGATCCGCGGCGCGCGGTGCATGAGCACCCCGTTATATTCGCCGATCAGATCGCCGCCGGTGAACAGCGGGTTGTCCTTGTCGCCGCCCTGGATCGCCGCCTTCTGGTAGTCGATCCAGGTGCCGGCCGCCGCCGAAGAGCGGAGCTGGTAGACCTGATCGTCATGGATGAACATGACCCAGAGCTTGCGCCCCCGAGCCCGCATCGGACGGATGGGATTGCCAGTGCCGGCCGCATTGGTGAACTGGCTCGCGCGGGCGACCATCTTGTCGATGATGGCCAGGTTGAACTCGTCGCCGGTGGTCAGCGATTCGTCGGTCGTGCGGCTGTTGGGCCGGTAGATATGGCTTGAATCCGGCGCGATGGCCGCATTGTTGCCGGTGTAGCGGGTGTCGGCCTGGGCGGTGAAGCCGCAAAGCTGGTTGAACAGGCTGGTGTCGAAGCGATCGGCCCACCAGTCGCGAAGGCCGGCTTTCGCCTCGTCGCGCACCTCGAAGGTGACGCGCTGCTCCGACATCTTGCCGCTCGACCGCACCGCGTGGCGAAGCTGGTCGATCTTGAAGTTGTCGGTATAGGTGGTCAGGGCCTCTTCGTTGCCCTCCAGGGTGCCGTCGCCCTGGATGCCGGCGCCGGTGAGCTGGGCGCGGAGGCCGAAGGTGATGTTGTCGCCCGCGTCCTTGCCGAGGTCGTCACGGTACATGACCATCGAGTCGGCGGTCTTGCCCATGAAGTCGTAGAAATAGGTCTGCCGAAGCGCCTCGACCCCGAGCTTCTTGGCCCAGAGGTTGACGGCGAGCGGATGTCCAACTGGATAGCTGGTGCCTGCCATTGGGGGTCTCCCGAAAAACGTTGGTTCCCCAGCGGTTCGTCGCTGGCCCGGAACCCCCTGTTCGCCGGGAGTGGCGCGTGAGGCCGTTGGAGGGCGCCTGCCCCTGACGCTCTGACGTGGCGTCGCCGTTTAGCGGTCTCTCACCCCGCTCAGTTCACTATCTAGCAGGGTGGAGCCGCTTTATAGGTTAGCGTCAAAGCGCGTCGATCATGCGCCGGCCTTCCGGCGTCGAGTAGAGCGCGGCGAACTCTTCGTCGGTCATCGCGGCGACGGTCTGGGCGTTCAGATCCTGTGCCGGCGCGGCTCCGGCTGCCTGTCCGAGCGATCGGGATGAAGCTCGAGCCGCCGCGACCCCGGCGACCTGAGCCGCCGCCGCGCCTTGACCTTGCTGGCCGGCCTGCCCCGCCTCGGCACGATAGCCGCGCAGCTGGGCGAGCTCGTAGGCGACTTCGGCGGGGCTGCGCTGTTGCTGGATCGCGGCCCGGGTGATGTCGAGAACTTCCTGCTGAAGCGTCTGCTGAACCTCGACGTCGTTCAAGCCGTACAGGCGAAGCTCCTGAGCGCGGGCGTTGACGACGTGAGCCACCGCTGCATCGTAGTCCGGCTTGGTCTGGCGGAATTCGCTTTCGCTCGCGGAAAGGGCGGCGCCGAGGTGCTGGCGCTCGACTTGCTCGACCGACTCCATCTGCTGGCGCTGCTGGAACTGCTGTTGCGTTCCTTCCAGCTGCTCGAGGCGCTGTCGCAGATAGGCGACCTGGGCGGGATCATCGGCGGCCGGGGCGTCGGCGGGCTGTTCGGGCTGGCGGTTGGCGACCTGAGCCCGCATTTGGGCGATAGCGTCGAGCTGGGCCTTGTATTCGGCGGCCTTGGCATCCGAGGCCTTCCGGCGCTCACGCTCGGCGTGGAGTGCCCCCTGCGGAACCTGCCCGGGCTTGTCGGCGGTTCCGGGCTCGGCCTCGCCGGCTGGCGCCTCTTGGGGCTCACCCGGCTTGGGAGCGAACCTGCCCTGTTCGTCGCGGGCGGGCTGCTGACCCGCCTGGTCTTGTTCGTCGGCGGGGGCTGGGGTGTCGTTCGCGCCAACCTGAGCGGCGGCAAGCTCATCAGCGGTGAAGATGCTCATAGGCCGTCGTATAGCGTCGTCGAGCGGCTGGAATGGTTAGCGCGGAAAGGTCAGGACAGTTTCCGCGATGTGACCGACTTCCATGGATAGGGAGTGGTCGACGTAGGGTTGGATACCGTGGGCGCGGGCCCGCTGGCAGAACTGCGTGTCTTCGCCGAGATTCCCGCCGGTGAACCAAGGCTTCGGCAAGGACCGGAATACGCCGCCTTTGATGAGGCAAACACCGAAGCCGATAATAGAGACCGGCTGCAGCCCCGAGGCTTTCGGCTCGACGTAGGAAAGGCTGCCGTTAGCCTCGATATTAAGTGCCGATGGATATTTCCCGTCCTCAGCACGGCGGCGATAATTACAGCCTACGAAGGGCAGATCGTGCCCCATCAGGCGGAACATCGTGTCGGGCGGGAACGTGTGGTCGGCGTCCAGCCAAAGCAGGTAATCCGGTGCGGCGCCCAACGCTTCCTCGGCCAGCTCTTCCCGAGCTTGGTCAACTGGCAGGCCGTGGCGCATGTGGACATTAACCAGTGGCGTTACCGAGGCGCCGTTGTACGTCACCTTCTGCGCCAGCGACCAAGCGAGCATTCGAGCGAGGGATAGTGTGAAAAGCGCCTTTGCGTCCGACAAAACAGGGATGCAGATCGCTACCTTCACTAAGCGACGGTAACAGTGATCGTCTGCTCCGCATAGAGGCCGCTTCCATCTGTCGCACGAACCACGACCGCATACTCTCCACCGGCGGGCGCAGTCTCCAAACTGCCCCCAAGCCACTCGAGCTTGTTGCCGTCAATTTCAAAACTCGCATGATCGATTGATGCCGGATTTTGCGCTGCGGTGCGAATCGACCAAGTAACGGTCGCGTTCGCAAGGAGGCTGTGGGAGAGGGGGGAGGCCGTACTGCCGCTTATCGTTCCCAAACTGGTAATCGTCGGCGCAACGCGGGTTACTCGCAGGGCCGTGAGGCGAATGCCGCCGATCTCTTCGTCTCCGTCTCCCCCGCGTAGGACGATGTCTTGCGAGCCTACCGCGCCGATGTTGAATTCGTTCGATACTGTGCCGGATGCGGCAGTGCTGGTCAGGGCCACAGCCCCCCCTGCCCGGACTTCCAAGGTTGCCCCTTCCGGGTTGCCGTCTAGGTCAGCCTCGCAACGATGCCGTCCCGTGGCAAGAGTCGCCGTGGCCGTGCCGATCAGCGCCCCAAACGTATGCGGGCTGGTCGCCACACCATTGCTGACGGTCCATCCCCCAAGGGTCAGGCCGTCGGCGCTGTCGAAGTTCTCTTGCGGCCAGAGGTTAGAGGATGGCGTCTCCCCCGGCTCCTCAGGCGGCGCGGGCGCCACAACAGGCGCTACACCAATCCCGATCCCGCCAATCCCGATCCTCATCAGAACAGGATCACGATATCGTCGGCGGTCGTGCCGGTTTCTCGGATGTGGGAAAAGCGAAGGCCGTGCTCGACCCCCGCCGCGATCCCCTTGAAAACCCGGTCCTCGCTATCCTCGATGAGTCGCCCCGTGATGTCGCCCGCCGTGCCCACGTAAATCCCCCGCCCTACCGGAAGCGCGTCGTCGTCGTCGGGCGTCACCGCCGCCGATTTGCCCGAAGGTCCGCTATCAATCGGCATCTGCTCTCTCCTGTGGTTGCTGCTGCGCCCGCACGATCTCGTGCGCCAGCTTCGCGTAGTCGATCTCGACCTTGGCCGTGGCGGCCAGGCGCCGAGTCTCGCTGTCCTGCCGTGCGACCTCGAGCTGGCTGGCCTTCAGGCTCTGGTCGCCCTTCAGGCGCTGGTTCTCCTGCTCGAGCTCGCCTATGCGCGCCTGGGCTTGGTCGGCCATCTGCTGCACCTCAGGCGGGATTTGCGGCCCCTGCCCCGCCTCAGCGATGGCGTCCCCCAACTCCTTCGCCGCGCTTTCCGGCAGCGGCGAGTATTTCAGCGCGATCGGTACGGCATTGGGCGGCAGGTTGGCCATGAACGGCTGGATGGCGGCCCACGTCCCTTCCTTTTGGTTCGGAGACGTGGGCGCCTCATCGACTATGACGTCAAACCGAGCCTCCCCGCTCAGCCCGAACGCGGCGGGATCGAAGGCTTCCCCTCTGGGGTCCTTGAACTGCTCCTCGACAGGCTTGGGCTGCTCGGGGGGCTGCTGCCCGGCCTGTTGAGCCTGTTGCGCCGCCACCTGCCATTGCTGCATCTGCTGGGCGTAGATCGCTTCAGCTTCCTTGGGGTCGATCAGCACCCGCACAAGGACGCCCGGGGGCATCTTACGAAGCTGCTGGAGCATCGTGACGCCTTGGGATTTGCGGTAGCGCCTCAGGCTGTCGAACAGCGAGGCTAGAATGGTCATGGCCGATTGGCGGCGCTGATATTCTAGGCTGGCGGCCTGCTCCCGGTCGGCGAGGCCAAGCATTTCGACCGACACGCCGGTTACGTCCCGAATCGACGAAACGCTGAACTCCTGCATCTGCACCAGAGCCACAGGCAGGGCCGGCGCGGTGCGATCCTTGATCTTCTCCATCCCGCCCTGGTTGACGATGATGGTCTTAGACGGGTCGCTCCAATCCCTCTCGGCGTCCCGAGGATTGGCGAACACGCCCTTCTCGATGATGAGCCCGCCCTTGGCGTTCGTGTTCAGGATGTGGAGAACCTGACTCAGCGTCTTGTTGGCCAGCATCTGCGGATCGCGCATCGGGCGAACGACGCCGTAATGATAGCCCTTGTTGCGATCAAAGCGGCCCGTGCAGAAATTGATCGTGAAGCCTTCGATTTCCGTCTGCTCGAGGACCGATCCCCGACCGAGGAAGGCCTGGTAGTAGCGGCGGCGTTCGACCTTCTCGGCCGTAATGCCGTTCTCGGCGGCCTGCTTGGCGTTTGGCTCCCACTCTTCGGCGGAGACGATGCGGGGCTCGGCCGCGCCGGGCTCCGCGACCATGTAGGCGGGCTCGCGCTCCCACCATTGGATCTGGACAATGCGGACCTGCTTGAGCGGCCTGTCGTCGCGAAGCGCGGGGCGCGTCTCGTCCGGATAGTCGCGCTTGTTGCCCTCCCCGCCGTCGGTAAGGTCGATGGTGCGCGCCCATGAGGCATCAAGAGCCGAGGCGATGACCCCTTTGAACATCGCCGCCGCCTCGTCGGTCGCTATGTCGCGATAGCGCCAGCGATAGCGGGAGTTGACGAAGTTGGCCTTTTTGGAGGCCGGGTCGACACCACACTCGAGCGGGTCAAGATGGTCGACCACGATCTTGCCGGTGACTTCCTCGTCGAAGTCCATGCGGGTTTCAGTGGCGCCGCGCCCGCAGATCACGGCATCGCGGAACATCTCGCTTTCTTCGTCCTCCGCCTGAGTCTCGTCCCTCGCCCAATCAGCGAGGCTGGTCAGCCGCTCGTCAACGGTCGTGTCACCCTGGGTCCTTGGGAGGTATTTCACCTCCTGCCGGTTGTTCACCTCCATGCCGCATATGGCGTCGATGATCGGGCCGGTGCGGTTGAACTCGACCGGCTGGCGCCCGCTGTCGATCATGTCCTGCCAGGAGGTGCCGGGCCATTGCCCATCGCCCTGAAGCGAGCGGCCGGCGACGAAGCCGAAGCATTCCTTCGCCTCTTTGTACCAGTCGGCGTGACGGTCGAGCGAATCCTTCACCCAGCCTTTTAGGCGGGGAAAGATGTCGGGGCTCTGCGGGGCGTCCGTCATCAGCCTCGACGCCTCCTGTACTCTTCTTGGGTCCACACGCGCCGAAAGGGATTGCGAAGCCTAACCGCGCATCGAAAACCCCAAACACTAATCCCGATGCCAATTGCGGCGCCGTGATCCACCCACCGGAACTTAATCACGCCGCCCATGCGTTCTCTCCCACTCTCGCCCGCGCCCGGCGATACCGATCCCGGCTCGCTTCGCTTATCGGCTGGCAGTCTTCCATCAGGCTAAGCAGGAAGGCCTCGCCCACGTCCGGAGAGCGCCCAAGACGTTCCTTGATGTCGTCCTTGCTCTCGACCTTGATCTGCCCCGCGCTGGTGAAGCTGTAGAGCACGTCCCCGAGCTCGCTCCCGACCAGCGCGTCCTCGCACTGGACGTTCAGGCCTTCGAACCACTCGCGGCCCCGCCAGTACATTTCGTCCCGGAGTCGGTGGAACTTCGCCTTGACGGCTGGGCTCTCCGCCACGTTGAGCGGACGGACAGGAAGCCCCTGCTCGAGCAACCGGTCCACCACCCCGCCTCCGACGCCGATCACGTCGATGACGATCATCGTGGGTTTGTCGTCTTCCGCCGCTTCATCGTAGGCCGCCTTCACCCGGCCGGCGGTCTGCATCGTGTCCAGGCCGCGCCAGCTTTCGACGCCCTCGAGCTTGCGGTGCCGCCGCCTGGCCAGCGCCGTGCGATCGTCGCCATAGCGCGCCACGTCCAGACCCCAGACCGGGCGATAACGATCGCTACCTTCGACCACGCGCTTAGCCGCGGCTTCGATGAGCGGAAGCGGAATGAGCGTGTCGGCGTCCTGCTTGGGGAACTCGCCGAGGACGTTGATCCGGATGTAATCGCTATCGAGACCCCAATCCTCGATGTCCTGCTGGATCTTGCGCTGGTTCGGAGCCTTGGCCGTTCGCGTGTCGACGGTGACCGTGACCCAGCGGTGAGCGAAGCGGGTGAATATCTCGTAGAACCTGCCCCGCTTCTGGTAGGGATTGCCGAAGACGAAGATGAAGCTGTCTTCGTCGGTCATCGTCGAGTCGACCACATCGTAGATCGAGGACGCGATAGCCGAGCCCTCGTCCATCAAGGCAACCTGTCCCCGGCCGGCGTTGTGAAGGCCGCCGAAAGCGTCCGGCTTATGCTCCGACCACTTCAGGGCGTCGACGCCCCAGGTGTCCTTGTGATCAACCTGATAGAAGCGGGTCGCGGTCCACTGGAACCAATGCTTGTTGATGGCGCGCTGCCACCAGAGCGACAATTCACGCCAGAGCTTCGTGTCCAGCTGATCGCCGGTATTGGCCGTCGCGATCCCGGCGAAGTTCGGGCGGGTGCTCATCAGCCAGAGGATCAGCCACGCTTCCATGGCCGTCTTGCCCGGCCCCTTTCCAGTCTTCGCCGCCATCTTGATGACGTCGCCGGGCTGGCGATTGCGGATCGCGGCGCCCAGCTTGGTCAGGAAGTCGGTCTGCCAGACGTCGGGACCGTCCCAGCCGGTCAGATCACCCTGCCCCCAATCGAAGGCATAGCGCACGAAGGACAGTGGGTCGGCGTAGAAACCAGCCATGTCGTTCGCCAGCTCGCGCTCATAGTCGACGGCGGCGCTAGCCACTGATGCGCTCCCGGCGAGCCGTCAGGATGGCGATGAGGTCGATGGCGTTGCCTTCGCTGTCGCCATAGGACTGAGGAGGCTTGCCGTAGGCACGGTCCAAGACAGCTGTCGCGGCAGCAGCGGCGGCACGGTCGCTCTCGCTGGTTTTCGCTATGTCGATGAGCTTTTGAACCATCGCGGGCGCGGCCCGGCGCGCTATTGACCGAATTTCGTCGAGCGTGGCGGCTTTCGGGCGCCCCCCAGGATTGCCGCTCTTCCCCTTAGCGAAGCCCATCGGAGGCTCGCTTGCTTGACTTTGGATGGAACAGGGCGGCCATAATGAGCCGACGCTTACCGGATTGCGTCGACCGACAAGGTTAGCGTCAGCCTGTCTGGGCGAGCCTTATGCGTCGGACCTTGCCAGAGCCGGCGCGCCTCAGAAGGTTGCGCCTCTCGAGCGATGCGACGATG